GGACGAGTTTACTTCGGTGGTGGACCGCAACGTAGCCGCGTCGTGTGCAAACTCTATTCGACGGTACGTGGATCAGAAGGGGCTGACGGGACTGGTGTTTGCGTCGTGCCACTACGACATCATCGAGTGGCTGCGCCCTGATTGGATCTTTGACACAAACACCAACCGTATGGTTGGAAGGGGGTCGGAAAGGCGACCCGAAATTGTCTTGGAAATGTTTCCTTGCGGGGCAGAAGCGTGGACAATGTTCCGCAACCATCACTATCTCGACGGAAACCTCAATAAGAGTTCACGGTGTTGGCTATTTACCTGGAACGACACCCCCATCGGCTTCACTTCAGCAGTCACTCTTCCAAGCGGAACCTTGAAGCGAGCGTGGCGTGAACACCGTACTGTTGTACTGCCTGACTTTCAAGGCTTGGGTTTGGGCGTTCGCATTTCAGATGCCACGGCTGAAGTGTTTGTGCGTGACGGGTGCAGGTATTTTTCAAAGACCGCACACCCACGGATGGGTGAGTACCGTAACCGTTCTCCCCTGTGGAAGCCCACAACAAAGAACGGCATTTCCCGTCAAGACTACAAGACACGGCTTTCAAACTTTGAAGGCAGGTATCAGATGAAACACGCAGACCGCGTGTGCTACTCGCACGAATACATTGGAGGAATTGCATGACTTCGCGTGATTGGGGCATGATTGTTTTGGGATATTTACTCGCACAGACCCTGCGGTTTGCGTACCGTGAGTGGGGCATCAGAAAGTAAAGGAGAAAAGAATGAGCAAGTTTAAGCCAATTGGAAAATGGATTTGGGTGCAGTCGCACCTCGGCGGAGAAACAAAAACTGAATCAGGCGTGATCTACAATGAAGTAGTCCGTTCTCAATACATTTGGGGTACGGTTGCCGCAATCGGTGATAAACTAACCGAAGACATACAGGTTGGCGACAAGGTTCTGTGGGACCGTACACAGAATCGCGGACAAGGACACGACGGCAGGGACATGGTTCATCAGGATTGGATTGCGCTCGTTGAGCGATAAGGACACACTTGGACTTCTACACTTCTGTTGACATTCGTGGCAAGAGCATCCTGTACCGTGGATGGCGGAAAAGGTTCTTTTCTGTGGGAGGGATATCCTGACAAAACATCTTGGATGACCAAGATAACCTCTAAAAGTAGTTTTGCAAATTTGATGAGGAAATCAAATGATAGACCTTCAGCAAGAAGATTGTCTAATTTGGATAAAAAGCGTACCGTCCGAATCGGTTGACATGGTGTTGGTTGATCCTCCTTATTTTGAAATCGTTGGCAACGATTGGGACAACCAATGGCAGGACGAGTCGCAGTATTTGAATTGGTGCAAAGAATGGACAGCAGAATGCTTTCGTGTGCTGAAGCCCAATCGGTGTTTTTGCGTGTGGGGAACCACAAAGACTGATACCTTTTTGAAATACAAACTCCAAGTGCTGAACTCCTTTCCAATGGAGTATCAGAACTGGATTATTTGGCACTACGATTGGGGTGGCAGAAGCAAGAAGACCTTTGCGCGTAAGCACGAAGACTTGCTTGTTTACAGCAAGGGCAAGGACTTCCTGTTTGACGCAGATGCAGTTCGTATCCCATACAAGGTCAAAACGAATGTTCGTAAGACTGCTATCAACAATCCCCTTGGAAAAATACCAACGGATGTGTGGGAAAAGAACAACCACACGATGAGTAAGGAATATGTGAATTGGCATCCAACACAGAAGCCAATACTTTTATTGGAAAGACTTGTAAGTGCGTATACCAAAAGTGGCGAAACTGTGCTAGACTGTTTCAGTGGTAGTGGATCTACTGCCATAGCCGCCCACAACACAAACCGAAACTTTGTTGGTTGTGAGTTGGACGCGGACTACTACGAACGCTCTCTCCTACGCATCAAGAGCATGACAGGAACCTGATGGACTTCTATACTTCCGTTGATATTCGTGGCAAGAGCATCCTGTATCGTGGATGGAAGAATGGTCACAGGCAGCACCTCCGTGTGCCGTTCTCGCCCACTCTGTACATTCCGTCCAAGGACCAGGGTGAGTTCACTACAGTCAACGGCAAGCCTGTACAGCCCATCCAGTTTGATGGGATTGGGGAAGCGCGTGAGTTCATGGAGCGTTTCAAGGACGTTTCCAACTACCCCATCTACGGCAACACCAATTTCGTGTACCAGTATCTGTACAGGGAGTTTCCAAACGAAGTCCAGTACCGAATGGACGGCTTGCGTATTGCCACCATTGACATTGAAACTTCTTGCGAGGGCGGGTTCCCAACACCAGAGTCACCTGACGAGAAGGTGATTGCCATCACGGTCACACAAGGGGGCAAGACCTATGTGTTTGGTTTGGGTAACTTCAGCATAGAGGGAGAGGGAGTTCATGCCATCCCATACGAGGACGAGCGAGAACTACTGGAGGGATTTGTCTCTCTGTGGAAGTCGCTTGATCCTGACATCGTGACAGGATGGAACGTCCGGTTCTTCGACATCCCGTACCTTGTGGCACGGATGAATCGTCTTGAGGACGGATGGGCGGACTCCCTCTCTCCGTGGGGTCGGCTGCGGGAAACCGTGGTTAATCGCATGGGACGAGATCAGACCGCGTACATCATTAGCGGTATCTCTACCCTTGACTACTACGAACTGTATCAGAAGTTTACGTACGTGAAGCAGGAGTCGTACTCCCTGAACCACATTTCCAAGGTGGAGTTGGGTGAAGAGAAGCACTCGTACGGTGAGTACGAAACCATTCAGGAGTTCTACACACAGGACTTCCAAAAGTTTATTGAGTATAACGTCCAAGACGTTCGGCTCGTGGATAAACTTGAAGCCAAACTGAAACTCATGGAACTGGCAGTAGCCCTTGCGTATTCAGCCCGTGTAAACTTTGAGGATGTGTTCTCCCAAGTTCGCACATGGGATGCCATCATCCACCACCACCTGATGAGCAAGGGGGTGGTGATTCCACAGAAGACAGACAACCGCAAAGACACCCAGTACGCGGGTGCGTATGTAAAGGATCCACTCGTAGGCAAGCACGATTGGGTGGTGTCATTTGACGTAAACTCCATGTATCCCATGACTATGGTTAGTTTGAATATTTCACCCGAAACAAAGGTTGTTGATTCAAAAATGTTTACTCGCGGATGTATAAGTCCTGAATCAATTATCGGTGGGGATCCTACGCTCGACACGAAGAGCAACGCGGCTCACAGCAGTGATGTTTCTCTTGCTGCAAACGGAATTGCATTTTCAAATGCTAAACGTGGATTTCTTCCAGAACTGATGGTCAAGATGTATTCGGAGAGAAAGAAATACAAGAATCTAATGGTGGAGTCCAAGACCAATATTGAAATATTGCAAAATGAACTCCGAGCAAGAGGATTGGTCAAATAAATACCATTGAACAGGAGATAGTTCAATGGCAACCAATCGAGAAAAAATACAACAGAGCAAAGAAAAACACGAACCGATTGTTGAAGATTTTTTGAAGAGCGAATGCGATAGTCTACTGTCGTACTGTACAGGTAAGGGGTATTCTCCTAACATTTACAGAAGTCTGTACGTTTACATCAAAAAGTACAGATCAGATATCTCCCTAAACATCAGCAACAACGGAAAAACCATTCGCCATAAATCGCATTTGCAAAAACGTCTATCGCAAATACCAAGCAAAGACACCTTGATTCGTCTGTATGAAAATGAAAAAAGACTGATGAAGGACATTGCCCGAGAATTTGGGGTATCTTGCCCGACAGTTTGCTACTGGTTCAAAAGATATGGGATAGAGGCAAGGTCTAAATCAGAAGTGAATAGTATGCGGATGACAGACGAAGCAAGAGATCATTTGAGGAAACTCGCTAATTCAGGAAGAATAGGGGTCTTTTCTAATGACAAAAAGTGGAGAAATGGTATTCCAACTTGGATAGAATTGTCTATGATGAGATGGTTGGATTCCAACAAAATCAAATACGAAACACAATGGCAGTTTGAACCAAGCGGACACAGATATGATTTTAGACTGACTGATTACAAATTGCTGATTGAAACCGATGGTGTATTTTTCCACAACAGAGAGAAACAAAAATCAAAGGACGTTCTCCACGAAAAAGAAGCCAACGATAGAGGTTTCTGTGTGATTAGATTCACAGACAAACAAATCAAAGAGAGTAAAGAAGAATGCTTCAAGGAAATACATTATGAAATACAACGTAAAATCAATGAGTGACGATGAACTCCACAAGGCATTGGAAGCAGAGAAAGTGCTGATGAGGCAATACGATATCAATCAGCAGTGCAGAAAAATTGCTCTCAATTCCATGTATGGAAGTCTTGGAAATGAATACTCTAGATGGTTTGATGTGGAGTTGGCAGAAGCCATTACTCTGTCGGGGCAATTGAGCATCCAGTGGATTGCCAATATGCTAAACCGTCTTCTCAACCGTCTGCTACAGACAACGGGTGTGGACTACGTGATTGCGTCTGACACAGACTCTGTGTACTTGCGATTGGGTACTCTTGTGGACAAGTCGTTCAAGGGCGAACGCGAACCCAACGCAGTGGTGGACTTTTTGGACAAGTTCTGTCAGCGGGTTCTGCAACCAATGATTGAAAAGGAGTTCAAGGTGCTTGCCGAAACCCTGAACGCCTACGAGAACAAAATGGTCATGGATCGTGAAGTGATTGCACAGGCAGGGGTGTGGACCGCAAAGAAGCGGTATATGCTGTCTGTGTGGGACGCTGAAGGGGTTAGGTACAAGACCCCGAAGTTCAAGATCATGGGCATGGAAACTGCACGGTCGTCCACGCCTGCGTACGTTCGCAAGGCACTAAAGACCGCAATCGAAATGGTACTGGTGCGTGACGAACCCACTCTTCAGGCGTTTGTAAAGACCACCCAAGCAGAGTTCAAGACCCTTTCGGTGGAAGACATTGCGTCACCCCGATCCGTTTCAGAAATGGAAAAGTGGCGCAGCAGCGGGACTATTTACAAGAAGGCTACTCCTATTGCAGTAAAGGCAGCAATGCTGTACAACCACCTTCTTGTAAAGCATAAATTGCAGCGCAAGTACCGTGCCATTGGCGAGGGGGAAAAGATGAAGTTCATCTACTTGAAATCTCCCAATCCACTTCAGGACACAGTAATTGGATTTCCTGTGAGTCTGCCAAAGGAGTTTGGACTGGAGCGGTACGTGAACCGCGATTTGCAATTCAATAAAACCTTCTTGGAGCCACTACGCGCAATTACTGACGCGGTGGGGTGGAGTCCGGAAGAACGAGCGTCGTTGGACTCCCTGTTCGCGTGACCAGGGAAAGGTATATTTTACAGTGGACACAGCCTCTACATACGGTAGAGTATTGGTGAAAGGAAACAGATGGCTACAAAGATTATCAAGATGCGTAGTGGTGAGGAAGTGGTTGCGGACGTTACGGAAACCATTGACGGTCGTGGACTGATGCTGAAGAATCCGTGTATGTTTGTGCCTGTGCGCCGTCCCGAAGGCAACAGCCTTGCGATGGTCCCGTGGTCTGCACTCATTGACACGGATGAACCTGTTCGTGTTCCGCTTGACGGAATTCTGTTCACAGCAGAGCCGCTTCCCCAGTTGCTCAACGAGTACAATTCGCAGTTCGGTGGACTGGTTGTGCCCACGAAGCCCAGCCTTGCCGTGCCGACACTGAAGTTGGCAGATGAGTGAACCACTAGAACCGCAGCACAGAGAGTACCTGAAGAGTCTGGTTGAGGCTCGTCAGGTGCTTCTCCGTGCAGAAATCAAGCGGATGCTTGCAGACAAACACGGCACTCTGCAAGGCATCCGCGAAAGTGAAAGTGAATTGTTGTGGACGGAAAAGGTACTACAGAAACTGGAGAACAAATGAAACTAAAGGACATTCTGAAGGCAGCAGGCAACAAGTACGCAACGGTTGCTTCTGATGGATTGGAAGGCAGCGATGTAAAGGGATTCATCTCCACGGGATCGTATGCGTTCAACGCGCTGTTGAGCGGGTCGATCCACGGGGGCATTCCCGACAACAAGATCATTGCCCTTGCAGGAGAGCAAGCCACGGGCAAGACCTACTTTGCGCTGAATGTGGTGCGCGAATTCCTGAATTCCGATCCCAACGCAATGGTCATGTACTTTGACACGGAGCAAGCCATTACTTCGGATCTGCTGCGGGATCGTGGCATTGACACCGACCGCGTGGCTGTGCTGCCTGTGGCTACGGTGGAGGAGTTCCGCCACCAGTGTGTGCTGTCGGTGGACAAGTACCTTGAAGCGGACAAGGATTCGCGTCCCCGCATGATGATCGTGTTGGATTCGCTTGGAATGTTGTCCACCGAGAAGGAAATGAACGACACCGCAGAAGGCAAGAATACCCGTGACATGACTCGCGCACAGGTCACGAAAGCCGCGTTCCGCGTCCTGACCATCAAGTTGGGTCACGCACGGATTCCACTGCTGATGACGAACCACACGTATGATGTGGTGGGTGCGTATGTGCCTACAAAGGAGATGGGCGGCGGCAGCGGTCTAAAGTACGCTGCGTCCACCATCATCTACCTGTCCAAGAAGAAGGACAAGGTGGACAACGAGGTGGTGGGCAACATCATCCACTGCAAGGCGTACAAGAGCCGCCTTACAAAGCAGGACAAGATGGTGGATGTCCAGTTGAACTTTGAGACAGGTCTGAACAAGTACTACGGTCTACTTGATGTGGCTATCAAGCACGGCATCTTCACGAAGGTGTCCACGAAGATCCAGTTGCCTGACGGCAAGACCGCGTTTGAGTCGCAGATCAACAAGAACCCCGAGAAGTACTACACGGACGCTGTGCTGACTGCGCTTGAAGCGGCTGTAAAGAAGGAGTTCTGCTACGGCAAGGACGACGCTCAACCTGTGGAGGAGTCTGATGAGTGACAAAGAAAAAACTCCTGAACAGATTCAGCAACAAAAATCCAGTGAAGCCGCTTTGAACATGATGGCAGAACTAGATCAAGAACTTGGACTATTTGACTATGAGCCAAACCGAAAAGACAATCCTGGCGGGACTGCTGACTGACTCTGAATTCTGCAAGAAGACCATTCCATTCTTACAGGAGGAGTACTTTCTTGACAGAGTAGACCGTGCGGTGTTCCGTTCGGTAAAGGAATTTGTAGACGAGTACAAGGGTGTTCCGACACGGGAAGCCCTACTCATTGCACTAGAGAACAACAAGACTCTGAACGAGGACGAGTTCTCGCGGTGCAAAACCCTTGTGAGTGAAGTAAGCAAGGTGGGAAAGCAGGACACCGAGTGGTTGTGCG